TTGTCGATGGCCTCCGAAGCACTTGTGTGCTTCTTTGTCAGCTGCTCGACATCCTTGTTGGCTTCATCAACACCCTTACTGTTGTAGGATGTGGTGATGACGCCTTCGGCCGTACCCAGGTTGTAGGACATCAGTCAATGCCTCCTTGGACTGTGATGTCATGCACCACTTCGGACTTCGCCCGGCTCGCCATGGGAGAGCGGAAGCGGCGCGGGATGTCCAGCCACTTCTCCATGATGCGCTCCCGTTTCTTGTTGATTTCTTTGGAGGTCTTGCCCTCTACGGCATCCAACTCCGCTTCGAGCGAGCTACCGAAGTGAACCACGGCGTTGTCCAGGCAGAACGCAGTCCAAGGATCACTTATGCCGAGGAGATCGCTTGGCCTTGCCTTTGTGGCTTTTGCCGTTTGGTACACCGACCACACCGCGCCGGAGTTCTTCACGAAACCGCTCCACATCAGCGGTTCCTCCAACGGAGAACTGGAAGATGAACTGCTTGTCCTCCAAGCTGACCTCATCCGCGTACAGCGTGTCCTCGTCGCGCTCACCTTCCATGAAGGCGTGCCACTCAGGGTGGTTGGAGTCGGTGTGGCGGTTGTCGTCGGTGTCCATGTACGCGTCGCAGCGTCCACCACCCGACATCTCGAATGCACACGTAGGTGGCATCTCGCACTTGGGCTCCACGACGACGTAGCAGACAACCTCATCGGTCATCTGCATGGCCTGCCGAAGCTTCTTGGGGTCCTTCATGATCTGCTTCTCGGCAGTCGGCGGCAGACCCTTCTTGGTCTTGATGGCTTCGTTCACCATCGCCGACAGCGAGTCCGGAATCAGGCCGGACGAGAGGAATGCCTCCGGGTGGAGGCGCTGAACCAGAGCGACGTTGCCGGACGGGAGCTTGAGCTCCAGATTGCCCTGCTCCCGCTTGCCCTTCCAAGCTTTTGCTGATGTTACCATTCTGGCCTCCTGGGGCTCCGATGGGTTTTGTAGCCAGTGGCTACGGGGTGAAGTCGATCGGGGTTGCGGTCTCGTTGAGGATGAAGTCGTACAAGGTGTCTTCCTCGCCGGTCAGCGTGGCCGGCAGCGCCTGACCACTCGCCGACGTGAGCCAGAACGCGCCATCCGCCATCTCGCCGGACAGGCTGTCGCTCGCACGAGCCTTGTACAGGATGCCGTGGAAGTCTCCGCCGTCATCGTTGATGCTCCGGCCTTCACCCTTCCAGTACGGGCGAACGTCGGTCACCTTCTTCTTGTAGGTGCTGACGGTGGCAGGAGTAACCCCGCTGGTGACGAGAGAGCCACCAGCCATGGTCTTGTAGGCCGGCAGCGACAGGCCGCCGTTCTCCATCTCCCAGTTCACCGACGCACCCTTGCCACGGATGGCAACGACCTTGTCGTCACCCCGCAGTTCCTCGAAGTCCTCCGCTTCCTCGAAGCTGAGTGTCCGAGCCACCGGGTACTTGATCGCAGTACCGAGCGTGGTAGCCGCAGGGGTGCTGTACGGGGTCAGTCCGACCTCGCGCAGACCATACGGCAGTGCCTCATCGGCCATTACGCCACCCTCCTGTTTCTCTTGTTGAGCTTCGGTGTGTCCTTGAATCTCAAGGTCTGCACCAGTTCACCGGTTCGGATGTCGAACCGATGGAGTACCACCACGCCAGGCTTTTTGCCGCAGAACGCGCTGCCGCAAGACACCTCGAAAAGCCCACCATCAATGAGCCTTCCGTGCATCTTGCTGGCGCAGCGCAGGTCCATGGCTTACCGGCCCGTCGCGACGTTCGTGTCCGGGGTGGTCGTGCTGCCGGTCTCGGAGGCGAGCGGCTGCTTGTTCTCCTCCGTCTGGCCGGTGTCGCCGTCCACCACGGTGTTGCCGGTGTCATCCACACCCTCGGTGGAGGTCTGCAGAGGATCGGCCGTGTCGGTCGTGGTCGTCTCGCCGGAGTCGGTCACCGGCTGCATCGTGAACGCGCCGTCGGCCCGGAGGATGTCCTCCAGTTCCTTGGTCATGTCGATCTCCATGGACCAGTGGTTCCCCGGCTCGAAGACCAGGTCCTTGTCGATGCCCTTGACACCGCGTTCGGTCAGCTGGTCGGCCGGGAGGATGCGAACGTCACTCGCACCCTTGTACCGCACCTTTGTCATCGCCATTGTGGCGCTCCTTCCCTTGTGGACGTAATCCTACGGAATCCGCTTGTAAGTGGTCAGGAAGTCCACATACGTCACGGATGTGCCGAAGTGGTCGTCATATCCGTCTGCAAATGTGTCCTCCCAGACAGTCTCCAGCACCCGCACACCTTCTCCATCGCCGATCAGCCACGTCGGCACTTCCTCCTTGAGTGCTGCCACGGCCGCGTCAATGCGCGACATGGTGCCGGGATCGTCATGAACCCAAGCGTTCCAGCGCTGCTGCGAGACAGGGAAGCGCGGAGCCAAGCCAGGGTTGTCCGGCTGGAAGCGGATGACCACGAATGGACGTGGTGCCGACTTGGTTGGATCGATCGCACCCACCGCGCCGGACGAGAACACATGCGCTCCATCCATGCCAGTGCTGGTGAGGGAGTTCACGACCGCTTCATACACCCTCTTCCGCAGATTCATCACGCCTCCGGTGACTTCGGATCGAACACTGCCTTGGCCAGCAGTGCAAAATACTTCGGTCCCCATTTGGCCAACGAGGGTGTGATAATTGCATACTTGCCGGACCAGCGTAGCTCCAGCCAGATCCCGTATGGCACCGAGTGGTACAGGACGATGGCCACGTTGTTCTTGGAGACCTGGACGCTGGTGAAGAGACCGTTGCGGGCATTGCCGGTCTGGTCTTGCCAGGGAGCGTTCTCCCGCATGTCGCTCTGGATCTGCGGCGCGATGTAACGGGCCGTCGCAACCATACGGTTCTTCGTACGCGCTCCGAGCGTCTGGAGGTTCCCGGACAGATTGCCCTTCCACTCGATGCCATCAGCCACGGTACTTCACCTCAGCCCAGGTCTCGTAGCGCCTGTCCTCCTTGACATACACGATCTCGTGCTTGGCACCATCCTTCATGTACCAATCGCCGACCGCGACATCAGCGTCCCACTCGCCCAGCAACACAAAGTCCGGTTGGACTTCCTCGCCATCGATGGTGCGCCGCAGCACCTGGGTGTTGGTCGGCTGGGTGATCTGCCGGAAGATCTGCGCGGGGAGCGGGGACGGGCCGGAGCTCACCACGCCACCAGCCCCATCCGACACCATCGCCGTCCGGACCAGAGCAATGCTCTGCGGATACACAGCGATGAACGCGGTGGTCTGCTTCCGCATCACCACGTTTTCGCTTGCAGGCATGAGCTATCGCCTCACGATCCGGCGCGTTGTCGACGGCGTCACGGTCTCCACCGGGTTCTCGTCGGTGTCATCGAACTGCTTGGCAAGTGCAAGCGCGTTCTTGAACAGGTCGGAGTTCTTCCGGCTGGATCCGGCTTCGGTGATGTCCACCATCTCGCTGTACTCGGTGGACTTGTTGTACCAGAAGGATGCGGCCGCAGCACGGGCATCGCCGTCCGTCTCCGTCAGCCATGCATCGATCTGCTCATCGGTGTACGTGTACGGCTCGGTCGCATCGCCGATCATGCGACGGAGCTGCATACGCTCATCCGGGGTGAAGACGGCCATGGTTCCTCCGTGGCTCTCGTGGCTCTAGGGTGGTTCTGAAAGCTTCGGATGGGCTCGGAGTTGGATCCAGGGTCCTTCATGGCTCCTGGGCCACGCCTCGCCAGCGCCGTACAGGCGACTGCCCCAGTCACTAGCGGAGCGGAAGTGACTGGGGCAATCGTCCTCAAGGCGAGGTGCAACGGTTACCCGTTGTCCTCCTCGTCTTCGTCCTCGTCGCCGTCCTCACGGTTGGCGTCGTCCTCCTCCAGCCGGGCCACCATCGTGGCGTTCGTGCCCGACTTCGGCAGACCCCGCGTCTCCAGTTCCTTGCGAAGCTGGTCGCCGGTCCACTCGTTGTAGTCCTCGGGCGGTTCCTCGCCGTTGAACGGGTCGTCCTCGGCCGGAGGGGTGGTGCTGCCCGGAGGGTTGCCCGGTCGCAGGTTCTCCTGCACACCCTGGCTCTCCTCGCCGGGGATCTCGTCCTCACGGTTCCAGGCCCGCAGCCAGGCCTTGTCGTCGTCGGTCAGCGGGTTGCTGAGCTCACGCGGCATCAGTGATCACTCCCCTCAGGCGTAGACGGCCGGAGCCGTGTAGGTGGCCGACGCGGTGATCTGCATGATCGCACCCGCGCCACGCTTCCGGACACCGGTCCCGAAGCCACGCGTGTAGTACGACTCGATCAGCGGGTAGTCGGGCTCACGGCCCTTCACCAGCTTGAGCCCGCGCAGCTGGGCGATCGCGTCTTCGCGGATGCCGATCGGGTTGTTGAGCCCTTCGTCACCGCCCGTCGCGAAGCAGACCATGTATCCGGCCGGGATGTAGGAGTCCTGCACCACCAGCACGTCACCCCACGAGCCGATGACGTTCAGCCCGTTGAGCGAGTTCGGAGGCTGCTGGCCGGAGATGACCTGCATGTTGACCGGCATGAGGAACGGCGACGTACCGGCTGCCGGCACGAAGTCGTACAGCGAGCCGACCGGTCCGCCGTTGACCTGGGAGCGGATGGTCCGGATGACGTCACCCTGGGCCTTGTTCACCATGAGAACAACGCGGTAGCCGTTCTCCACGCTGTAGCCGTGCTCGCCGACCAGGTTGACGAGCGCCTGCAGGTCGGTGATGTCGGCCGTGGCGATCGCACCACCCGCTGCCGGGAAGGTGGCCGCGCCGGAGGTGACGTAGTGGTTGTGCTGATCGGCGAAGGTGGTGGTGCCGTACGTCGGAGGCTGGTCGCCGACCTGGCCCGCATAGAACGGGTACACCGTGTGGCCTTCCTCGGCCGTCCGGCGATCGTTGCGGAACAGGGTGCGCATGACCTCGGTGAACACCAGCCGGTTGTCGGCTTCGAGCGCCATGTTGGTGTAGGCGTTGACCTGGGTGCTGCTGGCCTTCGCCAGGAACTTCCAGGTGAAACGGCCCGCCAGGTCGTACCACTGGAAGTCGTAGCCGATGGTCTTCGGTGTGACTCCCGGACGGATGCCGACCGGCACACCGTACTCGGTTGCAGGCTCGAAGTCACCGATCTCGCCGGAGTCGTACATCTGCTCCGTGAGGTCGGTCGTGCGGTACGTCAGGAAGGCGACCAGCGGGTCACGCTTCGCGTTCCAGGCCGCCAGTGCGGTCTGGTAGTCGTCCCACAGCTGGTTGAGAGAGGTGCCATCGCTCGTCTGGGAGACGACGATGTCACCGGCTGCATGGAATCCGCGTGCCATTCAGATCACCGTCCCAGCCGTACGATGAAGCGCCACGACTGGACGAACCAGCCGAGCGACTTGCCTGCGGCAGCGTTGCTGACGATGCCAGCCGCGCCCGCCTTGACCTCGACACCGGCGGCGAAGCCGGTGACGCCAGACGTGGCATCCACGATGTCCACGATCTCACCATCCTGCATGACGTCCACCGGACGACCCTGCGGGATGAGCGACGACAGGCAGATCACGCCTCGGCACGCGGTTCCGTCGACAGACTTG